GTCCCGACAAAAAAAGTAAAATCGCTTACCTCTTTATCGAATTGAGTCTCTAGCCTTAATCCGAAGCGAATATGACGCGCCCCTAACGCTAATCCTTCATAAAAAAACCGCATTGCTTTCATCGCTTTTTTAGATGGCGAAGCATTCCCCAATCCTTTATTTGTTGCGTCGATAATTCCAATCGCAACATCTAAAGCGTATTTTTCGCTATTATTATTTTGTAATCCAATATTTAACCCCTTGATATAATTTAACCCAGACTGTCTGCCCTTACTGGAAAATATCGAACTAATCGCTTCAAGGTTTTTTGCGAATACTGGAACGCCAGCACTTAAAGAAGATGCAATAACTTCAATGAGTTTGCGTCCATAAATACTGTACTTTTCTTCTATATCGCCTAAATTAATACCTAAAAAATCAGACGGATCAATTTTGCCAGTAGTTTGAACCTCAAGGTATTCAAGTATCTCATTAGGTCTGCGATTGTATTGGTCTGGTGTAAAGCTAGACAAAGGATTTGTTATTATCTCGCTTGGATTTCTCCAAAAAGCACCAGAGTCACCTCTAGTAAATGTTGATCGGTTGGCAATTTTTGCTATATCGAGCATTATTTCAGCATCGCCATAGTAATCATTTCCTTTGATCGGTTCGGAAAAAGAGTTAATTGCGCTATAAGCAACAGGTTCTTTGAAAACTTGTTTTTCAAAATTAAATCTGTCTCTTCTTAAACTCCATTGATTAAAGGTAGGGTCTATTCCTTGTGTTAAAATAGCTTGGAGATTTGCAAAAGCTGTTTTATGTCCAGCGTAAAAATTAGATAATTGCTTAAGTCTAATACTAGCAGAAGCTAACGCATTTTCCGATGGCAAGTTTGATTCAATTAATCGTGTAGGGGTAGGATAAGAAATAATATTATTTCTTGGGGGTTCAACAGGAGTAAAAGTTTTTGATAGAGGGAATTTGCTTAATTTTTTTTCTAGTAGCCCGTCAATTGGTTTACCTTCCCACCCCATCATTTTCGCTTCAACAGCTAAATCTTTTAAGTTAGGAATATTTACATCAAAATAAGATTGAATAATTTTTTCAATATCGCCAAGTGACAACCCTGATTCAAATCCTTTAACAACTTCACTAGCTAAACTCTGAAAATCAAAAGAAGAAATTCCTTTTTCTATTCCAATTGCCACACCTTTAATAAAATTTTCTCCGGATTCTTCCCCCTTCCAAGATGGTGAAGCATTTCCCAGCCCTTTATCAATTTGATCTACTATTTTAAGAGCGTTTTGATAGGCGATGTCGCTTGCGCTAGTATCCTTTAATCCTTTTTCTAAACCTTCATTAAGATTTTTCCCTGACTCCAAACCACCTTTAGTAAGAATTTGTGTCTGTAAATCATCAACTGACTGTAAAAAGCCACTTAATGATTTATTAATACTTGTTGTGTTAAATTCAGGATTAGCTCTTAACGCTGTAATTCCCTTTTTAACTTTTTCTAATTGAAAATAAAGACGTTCTAAAGATTGGATATCTTTAGTAGTATTAATTTCTTGACCAATGTTTTTTATGCCAATGCCAATTCTCTTAGTAAAATCAGCAGGAATTTCTGTAGATGCAATCTGGAATCCACTAAGTTCTTTTTTTCCTAATTTTGTTCTATCACTTGCTTTTGTTGTTAGTAAAAGTCGAGTTAGTTGGTCAGGGTTAAATTTTTCAGTTAATGATTTCCATATTTCCTCTTTTCTGGCTCCTGCTCCTGATGCTGGTACGTCAATTCCCTGATTTCTGGCCAACCCTCGTAATTGTTTTACCGTGTAATATTCTGGGTTAATTGCCTTGATGTTAGCTGGAATAGGGTTACTTGCTGGAAAGACTCTCTCATCGAAATATGGAGTTATTTCAGTGGTAATCAGAGAATCAGCTTTATTCTTTGCCGCTTTTAATGCTTTCTGGGTTTTACCCTCAATTTTTTGCTGTTCTTCTTTGCTAACTAATTTAGGGACATTACTGGTAGCCGCTCCCAAGAGTTTCTTAACACCTTCACCGGCCATTAACGCCGATCCAGCAACTGCTCCCCCCTGCGATAGGACGCTGATAGTGCCGTTAGTTATTTCGGTTACAAGCTGCACTACTGCTTCCGTTAGCTGTTGCCCCACTCCAAACGGCAAGCCGCTAAAAGCTTGAGTCATTTGTGTGGCTACGGCTTGGACCATTCCCCGACCGCCAGCACTCATCGCCCCTGCAAGAATATCTCGCATAGTATTGACAACCGTGGCATCTAGCCCCATCGGGAGAGCGTGGAGAGCGGCGGCTCCCATAGCAGCCGTTCCCCCTACCTGAATAGCTTTTTTACCTATTGCAGCACCAGGTAAAGCCATTACGGGACGCTCTAAAGCTTTTAAGACTGTGAAAACAACCTGACCAAATTTGATCACATCCAGAGAAGTATCTTTAAGGGCGTTTCCTAGTAGCCTCCCCGCTTCCTTGAATTCCCTAATCAATACCTGATTTAACAGTTCTGAGATGTTTTCTTGCCCTGTTAAAAGCTGTATTTCACCGCTACTATCGGGAGTTGACAATCTGGTAGTTAAAGCACTTTTTAATCCCGCTTGGGCTTTAATAGATATATCTTCTAAAACTTTTTCTAGTGGACTGCTCCCTCTATCTGTTCCGCTATTGCCAAAACCGTCGGGAGCGGGCGGCAAAAGCTTTTGTGAGAATACCTTGTTAATGGCATCTACAAAAGACCGCATTAATTCGGCATTAGATTCAGCCCACAGATCAGGTATGTTATTTTGCCACGGATCGATTGAAGGACTGGCATATTTAGCTAGAATAGCTTTTTCTATTCGGGATAAACTAGAAATTATTTCTTTTGTGGCACTGTGAATAGTTTTTTCTATTGAGCTTTCTTTTCTTGTTAAATCTTTTTGTTTATCAGCTACATCTTTTAATTTATGACCAGCTATAGGATTACTCGACAACACATCATTAATTCTTTCTGTTAATGATTTTTCAGTAGGTTCTTTTTTGTCTATCTGTTTAGCAACTTCTGTTCTTGGGAAGTTTTCACTAGATCTGCCACTTCTACTTGAAGGATTAACAACGCCCGACCCAATGTCAATACGGGGATTTTGTCGGCCTCTCCGCAAAAAACGCGGGTCGTTAACCGTTAATGAAGTGTCGGCATATCCCTCATCAAAAGCTTTTTGAAATATCTCGACGGTTTCCTTGTCGTATCCTCTGGTGCTTCGCCCTTTTGCCCATTGAATATCTCTATTTATTTGTGATTGACGTTCTGCGTCATCTTTTGATAGCTTTGTTGCATTAGCAAAATCTATTGCTTTTAGTTCATTTTCAGGAGTAATTAAGACATTTTCTGTATTTAGATCAAAGTGAGCATAACCCGCTTCGTGTATATTCTTGAGTAGCACTGCATACCGTTTTATATAATCTGTGAAAGCTTTAATATCCTCTTGGGTACTTAAATCGGCTTTTCGTAAAACATCGTTTAAAGAACCAACTGCTTTAATATATTCCTGAATGAAATACTCACCTTTTCTTGTGGTAATCGGACGCGGCGCAAGTCCCTGTTTCGCCATCGCTAACTGCGCTTGAAACTCTTTCGGAGTTCCGAGCTTTCCTTGATTCAGTTCGGTGATGGGGGTTTTAATCGCTAGATCGCCAAGTCGATACACGGCTCCCGTAAAGCCCTGCCCTATTTTTTCTGCTTTAAGTACGTCGAGATTTTCGGGAAGTATTTTTTGGGATTTCTGTAATGCCTGATTAACATTAATCAAATCAAATGGCTGGTACTGAATTGATTTAACGTTTTGCGACGCAGATGCTAATGATTGCGATACATTTTCTAATGCGGACTCGATCAATCCCGTGTTTGTTCTTAGCGTCGCTTCAAATCCAAGTATTGCATTCGAGAGGTTGAAGAAAAAGTCGGTAATATTTTCTACGCTCTCGTCCATTGTGGCGATTTCTTTAATTACCCTGTTTTTCCCTATAAAAGTCGGAACCGGTGCGTTTACGTCAATGTATTTGCCAGCCCCGTCTATCATTTCGCGAATACGAGAAAATGGGCTGGTTTTTAAGAGTTGAATGTATTCTGACTGCGCTCCCGTGTCTCCCCCCGCAATTCTTTTTTGCAGTTCGGAAACACGCCTTAAAAAATCTTGATAAAATCTAGCTTCTTTCCGACGTATTTCAATTAGAGCCTCGATAACTTTTTTGGCCGCTTTATCTGCTTCCGTATTCGTGGGCATTTTATTGACCCACTTTAATAAATCAGGAAGAGACTGATCCTTAACTAGCGGTAATCCTAAAGCATTTTGATTGGTTGTTTGTGAAAGTTTATAAAGAATATCTCCAAACCGAGGAATTACGTCTTTGCGAATATCGCTAGGTGCATCTTCTCTGCGAGAAAACGTCTCCCCATATGTTGCTGAGTCTGGGAGAGCATTGTCTGCCTCTGTAACATGATGATAAGGTTTTGCCCTAAACTGTTTCTCGTATCCCGCCTCCACTAGATTGTCGATAGCATTAATAAAATTAGTCCATTCTGCTTCAAATTTATCCCCCATCACACGGAAAATATTTTTCCGTGTCTCCATCCAAAACCGTAAAAGCGATCCGAAATTGCTTGGCTTAAGATCGATAGTATCGGTTCCTGAATTGACAAGCCTCTCAAGTTCTTCTAAATTTGACAATAACGGGTCAAGGTATGAAAAGGAAACATTTGTCGCGTTAAGAATTTCTGCGAGAGTATTTTGATAAGCAGAAATTGTCCCTTGTAGTTCTTTTTGCTCCGCCCCGGCTGTTTTGCTTGGATTGCCGAGAACTGGAATCGCTTTTAAGAACTCTGTCCGATCGGCTATTTCTTGATCGATTTCCGAGATCAACGCAAGTAGTTCATCTAATTTTTTGGTATCGTCAGCCGACAACTTTGACTGATCAACACCTGACACGGACTGCTCTAATTTTTCTTTGTATTTTTTTAGTTCTGTAATTCGTTTAACAATTGGAGTATAAAAGTATTTAAGTGACTCTTTAAGCCTTTTGTTAAATTGCTTTGAAGATGTGGCAAGGTTGGCAACATATAGTCCAATCTTGTGATCTTCTCCTATTCTGTCAAGGGTTAATTGCTGTTTTGATGGAAAGAAAATGCGAGAAGGTAAAGCAACATCAGCAGTTTCGTAAATATCTTCGGCCTTTTTTTTCTTTTCGGGGTCTTTGCTGGCTATATCAGGAACAAGGGACTTTCCAAACATCGTGATCCCGACTTTATCATAATTACCCATTGCGGCAATATACTTGAGTGGACTTTTCGTATCCACAACAGAAGTTAATCCTGCGTTAGGAGTGCCTATTCCTAGCCCATATTTGACATTTTTTAACACCTCCCTAAGAGCGGGTGACATCTTGATTAATTGCTGTAGGATAGCGACCGCTTCCTCAACGACGTACCCACCACCAGAACCCCCGACTAACGCAATTTCTTTTTCAGGGTTTCCCATTGCGACGTTTAACGCTTTTGCTGCAAGCGTGATCGCATCTTTATCGAATCCCTCGAAATTAGTCTGAAATACCCGGTCAATCGGTTGCACTGTTTTGAAGCCCGATAGTATTCCTTGATAGTCTGTCTCGGATATGAATTGTTGCAGAAGTTCTTTATTCTTTTCGATAATCGGCAGTAACTGTTCTCGAATAAATTGACTTGGGCTGTTGCGTAGTTCCTCTAAGCTATTTGATAAGACGTTCGGAACTGCAAGAACGGCTGTCTCTGGAAAAACACCCTGTATTTGAGCGGCAAGATCGTAGGTGCTTTGTACTTCGGGCTTGCCTGGACGGGATTCGCTCGGTTGAACACCCCCCGTTACAAGAGTAATGGACTTTCTGGATTTAATAAAATCTTGTTCTTTTTGCGAGAGTTGTAGGATTTTTGCTATTTCTTTAGCCGCCATTGCTGATTCTGAAAGTTGTATTCGCTTGCGAATTCTTAGCGGTTGTACTGCAACTCGTGCGGCCGCTCCTAGTGATCGCGCAAGATTCTCCTCGGCTACCATTGCAATTTTTGGAAAAGCTTCTTTTAACTTATCCCCGATTGGATAAGCAGGTTCTGGCTCTGTTGAGCGTTTGCGTTGTTTTTGGGCGTTTGCGCGGCTAAATTGTTGTGACTCAACAAAAATATTCTCTAGTTTCCGATATGTTTCTGGATCAAACAGTGTATCGGTTATTGTCCTGTAATTGATACGAAGTAACTGTTTTGCGCTTTTTAATCCCTTGGGAAAACCGAGTAAATCTCGAAAAGCAGCATCGAGAAGATTGTTAAACTGCCTGACATTGCGACGAACAGTTTTACCGATCGCTTCTCCTTGACTCTCAAAATCAATTCCAATCGTCTTGTTGATTCCCTTGCCTGCTTTTAAACCTCCATAAAGACCCGCCCCCGTAAAAAATCCCCCGACTACATTACCTACGGTGAGATTAAATGCTTTTTGAAAAATGTTTTCACGGGGATTAGAGTTGCGAACGGTGACAGACAGACGCTCGATCGCTTTCTCTACTCGATCTTGATACCCAGAAAACCGATGCTCAACAACAATTTTAGAAGGTGTTCCTATCTCTACTGAGGTTTTTTTTAATTCACGCAACTCTTGATTAAGAGAAACTAATGCGGCATCTTCGGCAAATACTTTAATAGGATTTGCTTTATAAAAATCAACTGTTTTCTTGAGGTCAACTCTTTTTAAAAGTAAATGACTGTTTAGCCCATAAAGCTGACGGTCATCGACGCTAACTTTAATTTTTAGTGGAGTCGTGCCAAGTTTAGTAACACGACGCTCTAGGGAAGAAAGCTGGTCTTTAGCCGATTTGATGCCGCTATCATATTGGGCTGTATTTAGCCCTAGACCGATTTCTAAAGTACCAAGTGATAAAGACATTAGCTTTTCTCCCCTACTAATTGAATTATTTCGTCGTATAGTCCGCAATCGACTATTATCTGAGTGGCGAAGACTGGCACTTGTCCAGCTTTCATGGCTTCTAACAGAATTTGAGCGGTTTCTTGATCAAGAAAATATTTTTTATTTTCTTTAAACTGGTAAGGCAGAAAATCACTAGGATTAAGACTTTGTGATTTAGAACCTTCTTTAGATTGTGCTACTAGGTAGGCGTGAACCATGGCAGCGATCTGACTAACCGTACCTGATAGTGAATTAATTTCTTCACATTTGACTTTTTGAATCCCTGAATATTTTTTCAGGATTAACCAGTCTGGCCAATCTTCCCACTCCTCGATAGATAATCCCCATGCACACCATTTGTAATAGATTTCTTCCCAATTAATGGGGTTAGCGATTGCCTCTAACCGTACATTAATTGCGTCATCTATTCGTTTTTTTCGTCATCCTCCGCTGGCTCTGATTCTGGTTTTTCTTCCAGTTTCTTAGTTTCTGGGTTTTGCCACTGGGTTATGTCTTGCCAGAGATAGTCTTGATAGAGTTTTACTACCATAAATTGAGACATATCATTAATGTCTTGTATGGTGAAATCAACAGAAGATTTATCTTTAAGTTTAACTACCCGTCGAGGACTACCTAGAAAGTTAGCTAACAAGGCTTTATTGTAAGTTTCATAGGTTGTTTCCCGATCCTTAAATAAAGCGTTTAATTCATCGAGATAAGGCTCTACAAGTTCTATAGATTCTCTTGTTAGTTCTCTTGTTTTTTTACGGTTGCTTAAAATTGATTGCTGCACGATAGCGGCGGTTTCTACTTTTTGTTCTACGCTGTCAGATTTTACCCCGTCAAGGGCATCAACCATGACCTGTTCAATTCGTTCTCGGATCGAACCGTCGTTAACTACTACTCCTTCAATTTCAGCAGTGGATAGTCCCGTTTTTTGCCCGATAGCTTTAATTTTCTCAAGATAAGCTCTGTCAGCTTTTTCCCGTGCCTCTAAGTATTCCTTGACTGTTTCATTTTCCTTTGGATTAATCCCGTACCTTTTTAAAAACTTGATACCAATCTCTTCATTTTCTTCTGTAACAATTGCGTCTATCTTTTCCAATAAAGCATCATTGTCTTGAATGTAATAAATCCATTCTTTTTTTAAAGGGAAAAAGAATGTTTCGTTAAACTTCAATTTACCTAATACGCTCAAGTTCGCCATTTATTTTTACCTTTTGATTTCTTTTTGCACTTTGTTCAGTATTGAGCCACAGAGGATCGAGGGTTACAGATACCTGTATTCTTTTTTGATTTTTTGTTCCGTCTGGTGGTTCAATTAATATCTTTTCTTGTTGACTTATTTCTCGATCAAACGTACCAAAAGAAAACCAGAGGTAATTATTGATTATTCTAGAATTGACTAGCATTACCTCTTGGTCTTCATCGACAAGGAGTTTAACTATTTTAATTGAGGTCATCAGCTACATTAGGAGAGAATGGCGACGTTGCCATCGGTTTAATGTCAAACACATTGCCACTAATAGTTAGAGTTACGTTTCCTTGTAGGAAATTGCCTTTTTCACCACTAACATTTTGGCTAACATTTGTCTGGAACCCTAAACCGCCTCGCTGTCCCATATAGACAATTTCGAGGTAAATTCGCTCACCTTTTTGCTCTGCGGCCTTTACGATTTCATATCCAGGATCACCAAATACAAGCGGACCCGATACCGACCCAGTACTCATGATCTCAGAGATAAATTTCTCCACCGCCATTTCACCAAAGACGGAATCAGTAACCTCAGTAGAGGAGGTGTCAACGTTAAAGGTCTTGGCGCTTAAAAAAGGAACCCAAGATTTAATTGTGCATTTTTGAGCGGGAGTAGCAAGGGCAGCAGCAATTTTGGAAGGTTCGATCTGGATTGCTGTCTGAGTTAGCGTTGTCGTTTTTGTTCGGACAATTACATAATCACCGGCAGTCCCCACATAAATTAAAGTGCCAGCATATAAAATTCGGCCAAAACCCCCAGTCGCCACGGTAAGAGTGGAATCGCCCAAGACGATTGCACCACCTAAATCGGCTACTCGTGTGGAAGGTTCTTGTCCAAATCCGTAAGCACCAGAAATAAAAAATTGCGTATCACGGCTAGGGGTGAGGTTGTCACTCCGATTCAACTCTAAAATCTGATTGGACATTCTAATCACTGACTAAACTTTTCTAGTTATATTGTACTATAAAAGATTAGTAAATGTGTACTCTAGAAGTCTAAAAGCCTAGCAGTAGTGATTTTAAAGGTCACTTTTGGTCTGATAATCCCCTCGGAGGTTTTGGTATAGGGGGTTAGGCGAGGCTGATCTAGAAAATTCCAGTAGCGAGAAGATTTAAGTCTCTCGATCACCGGTGTTAAGGATTTCTCTAGATTGTACTGTTTTAGGGTAATGCAATAGTTATTTATACCTACGGTATATCCTAGTAAATTTTCGTGATAAGGATTAGGCTCTCTTTGGATAATTGCTTCGATGCCGCTATTAGGTTTTACTTTATAGTTAGGGGGTAATTCAGGAGGCTCTACCCAAATAGCATCAATTTCTTTTAAATTTTGCCCTGTAGGGCTTGTTATTTCGTATTTACCTAAGTCAGCGCCGATAAGTATCTTTAAATTGTTTCTAATGCTTAATAAAATATCTCTTAATTCTGATTCACTCATTTAATTTTTCCTTTAAGATTTCACTATAAGCCTCAATTGGATTATAGTCTTCTATAGCCGTGTCGATAAATGGGCGGGCGGGAACATCTGTCACCGTCCCATCGTTACGCTCTATTTGATACCCTTCATGGACAAGAGCGGCATGATCAGCCGTGTAACCGATTACTTTATAGACATCGGATACATCTTCAATAAATTGGCTATTTTTTAGCTCACCTGTATCTACAATGTCCCGGGGTGAGCCAACTACACCGCCATTTTTTCGTACAGTCTCCCGTGGCCAGTTCCATTTAGTATCTTTTATCTGAAAGTTAATCTCTTGGGCAAATTCGCCCACCATTTCCCCAAAAGCTTCAGTAGCTAAGTCTTTTCCTAGATTCCAGTTAATCATTAAAAAATAGCTGTAAGTTATCCTTACAGCTATTATAACAATTTATTTTTATTGGTTTTAGGGAGTGATTTTTGATTTGCGTAACCA